TGCAAACATATCTATGAAATTAATTCAATTTATGGAGACGGAGAAGTTAAAGTTACTTGTCGCAGATGTGGTAAGAAAAAGTTTATACGATTTAGCTCTAAATCTCTTACAGAGTTTCGAATAGGAGGGAAGAAATGAGATTAATAGATGCAGACAAATTAATTTTACATTTAAATGATTTTATGCTGCAGCAAAGCCCTATTGATGTGCAAGATATTGAAAGTATAAACGTAAGTGCAGTAATTCAAGATTGCATAAAAGCGATTGAAAATCAACCGACAGCATACGATGTGGATAAGGTCATAGAAGAAATAGAAGAATGGACAGCAAGGATAAATGTAATTAATGATAATAGCGGTAAAGTAGGACAAGTTGATGTTATAGGCTCAAATAAAGCAATTAAGATTGTGGAAGGTGGTGGAGTAAGTGGCGATAATTAACACATTGGCAATAGTCCTGGTAATTGGAGCAGTGTTCGTCTTGTGGGCGATATGTAAGTTGCAGGATAAGGATTAGAAACAAAGGTACATTGACAATTGAATATTGGTAGTTGGAATGGTATAATTTAAAAATAAATATTTAGAAGTTGTAAAGGAGTTATATATGGAGAATAAAACAAAATTTACAGAGATTGGAAAGTGGAATGATAGACTGGAAATGTTCGGATATGATATTATGTCACTTATTTCATTAGGAGAATCAGAAAGAGTTGATGATATAATTTCACATTTTGAAGATGGAGATGTTGTTCGCTACATAATGAACAAATACAAGGAAAATATGATGTTTGTTTATGAAGGATGCACATATAATATAAATGATTGGGAAGAAGTTTTTGAACAATATTCGTATATGACATATGGACATGATGTAAGAAGAAAAATGGGGCTTATTGATAAAGAAAAAGACGGATTACTCTTATTGTTGTCGATTATTCTGGATGAAGTTTCAAATAGAAAATATAAGTAAATAACAGACCAACTACCAATATTCGGTGGTTGGTTTTTTTTATGCAGAAAAATAGAGAAAGGATTGAGAGTTTGGAAGAAATGACAGCAAAGGAATACTTGAATCAGGTTAGAAATCTTGAATCTAAGATGAAAATTCTAAAAGAAGAGATAGATACCCTAAGGGAAATGGTGGTGAGTACTGGAGCAATCCAACAGGGCGAAAGGGTACTGTCTTCAGGAACGCAGGATAAGATGGCAGAAACAATCTGTAAGATTAATGAAAAGGAATGTGAATGGAATGATTTAATGCGTGAATTTGCTTTAGCCAGAGCAAACGTAATAATCAACATACAGAAGTTAAACAATCCTGAATATGAGCAGATTTTGTACAAGAGATACTGCCAGAGCAAGAAATGGGAAGAGATAGCATTGGAGATGAATTATACATACCAGTGGGTATGCAAATTACACGGCAGAGCTCTATTAGAACTTGATAAAGTATTAAACAATTGATAGAAGTTTATATTAATCAGTGCTAAAATGATAGAGTAAAGGGTAAAACAGAAAAGGGAATTTTTTGTTATCTTTTGTTTATCTGAATGAAACCCTCTAAAAGTATTTATGGTAAAACGTCTTAAGGCAGTCGAAAGGCTGTCTTTTTTCGTAGGAAAATAGGAGAAAAATGCAGGATAAAAAAGTAAATATATTAGGATCAGAATACACAATTAAATACGATGTTCCAGATGAGCAAATGCCTGAAGGTTCAGACGGCATTATGGATTATTCAATAAAAACAATTAAAATTGCAGAATTGGTACAAGAGAAAGATTCAGTAAGAGATTTGCAGTTATACATGAAACAGGTAGTTAGACACGAAATAATACATGCGTTTTTATATGAATCAGGATTATGGAGTAACAGTAATTCGTCAGATTGTTGGGCACTGAACGAAGAAATGGTGGATTGGTTTGCTATTCAATTTCCTAAAATATTTGATGCTTTTAAAGAAGCAGAGTGCTTATAAAATAAATTCGGTAAGAAAGGAGCGGTTGCAGTGACTGACAGACAAGTTATATTTGCAAATGAATATTTAATTGATCTGAATGGAACAAGGGCGTATAAGGAAGCATATCCACACGTCAAAAATGATAATACAGCAGCAGCGGCAGCCGCTCGTCTTATGAATGTTCCGGAGATTAAGGAATACATAGATGAAAGAATTAAGGACAGGCTGGAAAGAATTGAGGTTACGCAGGATGATGTGATTCAGGAGCTTGCAGCAGTTGCCTTTGCCAATGGTTCTGAGTATGCCAAGGTTGTGACTAAGCCGGTGATGATGAAGACACCGGATGGTGATTATGTCCCGGCATTGGATAGTGAAGGAAATCAGATGTATTATCAGGCAGTTGAGATTACTGAAACTGATGAGCTTTCAAGAAGACAGATTAAGGCTATTTCAGGTATTAAGCAGGGTAAGAATGGAATAGAGCTGACTACCTATGACAAGGTAAAGGCTTTGGAACTGTTGGGAAGACATTTAGGAATGTTTAAGGATAAGGTTGAGGTGTCAGGAAATGTTAATAATCCTTTTGAGGGATTAAGTACTGAACAACTGCTTAGATTGGCAGGTGAGGACCTTGAATCTGAATAAGAATTTAATAAAGCTTTATGCAAGGGTAGAGCTGGCAAGAAGAAATTTTTGGCAGTACTGCAAATTAAAGGCTCCTGACTTCTACAAGGAAGACAGGGGTTTTTTACGTGATTTCTGTAATGAGTTGCAGCAGTTCATAAAATCAGATTATGAAGTAATGGTTGTTAATATGCCACCAAGACATGGAAAGTCTAGAACTGTTGGCAATTTTGTTGAATGGGTTCTTGGAAATGACCAAACACAGAAGATTATGACAGGCTCATACAATGAAACATTGTCTACAACGTTTTCAAAGGGCGTGAGAAACACGATTCTTGAAACAAAGGCAGATGAAAACAAGGCTGTTTATTCAGATGTGTTCCCGGGAGTAACCATTAAACGTGGTGATGGTGCAATGAATATGTGGTCACTTGAAAATGGCTATAACAATTATTTGGCAACATCCCCAACAGGAACGGCAACAGGTTTTGGTGCAACGTTAATGATTATTGATGACTTGATTAAGTCAGCACTGGAAGCTAATAATGCAAATATTCTGGATAATCATTGGACCTGGTTTACGGACACAATGATGTCAAGACTTGAAGAGGGGGGCAAGATTATTATTGTAATGACAAGATGGCATAGTTTGGATTTGGCTGGCAGGGCATTGGAACACTTTAAGAGCATAGGCGTAAAGGTAAGGCATATATGCTATAAGGCTGTTAAGGAAGATGGAACAATGCTTTGTCCTGAAATTTTGTCAAAAAGGTCATACGAAAATAAAAAGATGTCAATGGGAATAGACATTGCAGAAGCGAACTACCAGCAGAATCCTATTGACATAAAGGGAAGAATGTACACTTCATTTAAGACGTATAAGGAAGCACCACAGTTTAAGCAGATTAGAAATTACACGGATACAGCAGATGAAGGTAAGGATTACCTGTGCAGTATTAATTATGGTGTAACTTTTGACAATGAAGCGTATGTTCTTGATTTGATATACACTCAGGAACCAATGGAAGTAACAGAGCCGTTAACTGCCAAGCTGTTATTTGATGGAAATGTTAATGTTGCAAGAATTGAATCAAATAATGGTGGTAGAGGTTTTGCAAGAAGTGTTAAGCGAATACTTCAGGAGGAGCTTAAAAGCAATAAGACAGTTATTAAATGGTTTACACAGCATAACAACAAGAATGCGAGAATTTTTTCAAATTCAGCGTGGGTAATGCAACACATATATTTCCCGGAAGACTGGAAGAACAGATGGCCCGATTATTACAAGGCTATGTCAAGGTATCAGAGAGAGGGAAAAAATGACCACGATGATGCACAGGACGCAACTACAGGCATTGCAGAGGACTGTGCAAAGAAGTCTGATGGATTATCAGTATTAAAGTAAAGAGGTGAAACAAGTGGATTTAGTTAGAATGAAGGAATTATTAAGTCAGTATATGCCGGGGCATGCAATGTATATGGTTAGATGTGACATTGCTGACAGATATTATAAAAATCAGAGTGACATACTTTATGGAGAAGAAAAAAAGGATGAAGAAGGTCATCCACTAAGAAATGCAGATAACAGAATACCACGCAACTTTCACGGATTGATAGTTAACCAGAAAGCAGCTTATGCGTTCACTACACCGCCTACTTTTGATATTGGTAGTTCAAAAGCTAATGCAGAAATATTAAAGGTCTTGGGAGATGAATATAGAAAAGAATGTATGGAGCTTTGTGTTAATGCAGCTAATGCAGGTGTTGCATGGGTTCATTATTGGACTAATGAGTTTAATGAATTTGAGTGGGCAGTTATTGACAGTAAACAGGTTGTTCCGGTGTGGAATAAGTCAACAAAACAGAAGTTGATAGGTGTATTAAGAGTATATACACAGATAGATGAAACAGATGGGAAAAATTATACAATTTATGAATATTGGGACAAGGAAGAGTGTCAGGTGTATAGAAGACAGCAGTCTGATGAAACTTATGAGAATTTGACAGATTATGCAATGTTTGAAAACCCGACAACAGGCGAACTTGTAAATGAGTACAGTCACGGAATGGAGGAAATACCTTTTATTCCGTTTTTTAATAATAACATTAAGTCTTCTGACCTTGATAACATTAAGCCTTTGATTGATGTGTATGACAAGGTGTTTAGTGGCTTTATTAATGACCTTGAAGATGTTCAGGAGCTTATATTTGTTCTTTCCGGATATGGTGGAACAGATTTAAATGGATTCCTGCAGGATTTGAAGAAATACAAGGTTATAAAAATGGATTCAGATGAAGGTGCAGGTGTAAGTACTCTTAACATTGAGATTCCTATTGAAGCAAGAAATAGTGTTCTTGATGCCACAAGAAAGGCTATTTTCGAACAGGGGCAGGGATTTGATCCAAGACCTGAGAATTTTGGAAATCAGTCAGGAGAGGCTCTTAAGTTTATGTATTCATTATTGGAGATGAAAACAGGTTTAATGGAAACAGAGTTTCAGTTAGGTTTTGCCAAACTGGTAAGAGCAATCTGCAACTTTAAGAACATTAAGTGTGACAACATTGTTCAGACATGGACAAGAACCTGTATTAAGAATGAGCAGGAGCAGGCGGCAATATGTAAGGACAGTGTTGGAATCATTAGCCAGAAAACTATACTTAAGAATCATCCGTTTGTTGAGGACGTTGAAGCAGAACTTAAACAGCTAAAGAAGGAAAATGAAGAAAAAATACAGAACGCTGACATATATCAGCAGATGTTTACAAAAAAGTCAAATGAAGATGATGACAATGTTGATGATTCGGCTAAAGATGATGATAACTCAGTAGGTGGAGCAAATGAAGAATAGTGAATACTGGAAGAACAGGTTCGTTGAAATGGAGGAAGCAACACATCAGACTTCCGTAAAGAAGACAATGGATATTCAGGAGCAGTTTGATAAGTCTCAGAAGATAATTGAAGAAAAGATAAATGCCTGGTATCAGAGGTATGCGGATAACAATAATATGTCTCTGCTGGAAGCAAGAAAATCCCTTAATGACAAGGAATTAAAGGAACTTAAGTGGGATGTAGAGGAATACATAAAAAAGGGCAGGGAAAACGCTTTTTCAGGTGAATGGGTAAAGGAACTTGAAAATGCATCTGCCAAGGCTCACATAAGCAGATTGGAAGCGTTGGAACTGCAATGCAGACAACAGGCAGAAGTAGCATTTGGTAATTTGAACGACGAAGTAAGCAAACACATAAAAGACGTATATAAGGAAAGTTATTACAGAACAGCTTATGAAATTCAAAAAGGCGTTGGTGTCGGCTCGAACTTTGCAGCATTAAATGACAGATTAATTGAAAAAGTGGTAAATAAGCCTTGGTTAGCTGATGGCAAGAATTTCAGTGACAGAATATGGGGCAACAAGACACAGCTTATAAATCAGTTACATACAAGTTTAAGCCAGATGTGTATTACAGGTGCAGGACCAGACAAGGCAATAAGCCAGATTGCAAGCAAGATGAATGTAAGCAAGGCTAATGCCGGAAGACTTGTAATGACTGAATCGGCTTATTTTAGTTCAACGGCTCAAAAGGAATGCTTTAAGAAGTTGGATGTTGAAAGATATGAGATTGTAGCTACATTGGACGGTCACACATCAGACATCTGTCAGGAAATGGATGGCAAAGTTTTCAAAATGAGTGAATATGAAGAGGGGGTAACAGCTCCGCCATTCCACGTTAACTGTAGAAGTTGTACAGCACCTTATTTTGATGATGAATTTGCAAATGACGAACAAAGGGCTGCAAGGGATGAGGATGGTGATACATATTATGTTCCTGCGGATATGACGTATAAGGAATGGAAGAAAAAATATGTAAAATCAGAGCTTAGAGAAAGGTCACTTAGAACAAAACGTAGTTTCCAAAAAGGTGCAGGAAAGAAATATGAAGACAAGTATAATTATGGAGTTAATTGGAAAGTGGTAAAATCAAAAGAATACAGTGCAAAGTTTAGCAAAATATCAGATGATGAAAAAGTAACTAGTTTAATTGCAAAGAGAAGTAGAGATGCATTAAAAAACAGAGATGGAAAGAAAACGGAAGAACTTTATGCAATAAGTTTAACAACAGGAAAAGACGTTTCTTCAATAACGGATCAGCATATTCCTTTTGGTATCAACAGAACATTTAAATTTGATAAAGATGTTAAAAGGGCAGAAGATAACGATGAAAAAGTATTATTAATACATAATCATCCAAGAGGTTTGCCACCGAGTGTTTCTGATTTAAATGAATTACTAAATCACAAGAATGTTTCGGGAATTACAGTAGGAAGTAATGGAAGTATTTACTACTATTCAAAGCCTAACGATGAAATAAATGAAGAAGATTTTACTGTTGCAGAAAAACATTTTAAGCAGTATACTGATGATGTAGCAAGATATGAAAAAACTATGGAATTGTTAGCTAAAAGATATGAGTTTGTTTTTTTGAAATTATAGGAGGATAAATAATATGGATAAAGAAAGAATATGTGATGATAGACCAATAGAACCCAGTGAGGAAATTAAAAAAATGTCTGAGGAAGAGTTAGAGCAGGAATTTCAAAGAAGATTTGGAGATATTTGTGATGAGTAACACCATCTAGTCAAAAGGCTAGGTGGTATTTTTATACCCAAAAACAAGAAAGGACAAGTATGTACAAGGAAGAATTACAGGAACAGATCACAAGATGCAGGGAAATGCAGAGTAAATGTAGAATAGATGATATTGATACATTTATTAGGCTTAGTAACAGAATAGAGGAGTTGACAGGTAAAATTGATAAAACTGAAAAACAGTTAGTTGTTCCAGTGCAAAATGACGAAAATAAAATAGAAATGTTCTAAAATATAGTAAGTTTCTCTTTTATATGGTAAAATATAACAAAATATTTATGGGAGGAAGAATATATGAGTGAAACTAAAGCTAAAAAGGGGCATGGTTGTCTAATCTGTCTAATTGTATTTATAGGATTTATTGTTGCAGTAACATTTGGAATTATTCAAACAATGAAGAATCCAGAGCTGTACGCAGAAAAAAGTAAGGTTGAAGAAGCGGTTGGATGTTCAAAAGAAGAAGCAAAATCAATTGAAGACATTTTAAAGAAATGTGACATTACAGATTATCAGGACGTTAAAGCGGATGAAGGTCTTAATGGAGCGTGGAAGAAGAATGATAAGGGCTATAGAGTAGATGCACAAAGTGGAAATGAAGTGTTAATGTGGCTTAATCAGAAAAACAAGGTAATAGTATTAAAATATGGTGATAATGTTTTATATAAAAAAGGAAAAGTCAAAGCTAAATTATCAGATTATACTTTAACAAATGATGAAATAGTTAACTGGCAGGTGGAATGTCAAAGTCAGGTTGAAGCAATGCTAAAATCACCAAGTTCGGCAAAATTTGGTGGATGGAAATATGGAAAAGATAAAAAGCAAATAGTAGTGCAGGGATATGTTGATGCTGAAAATAGTTTTGGAGCAGAAATAAGAAGCCAATTTCAGTTTAAAATTAATAGAAAAACTGAAGCAATAACATCATTTATATTTGATGGACAAGAATTGATGCAGTAAAGAATTTAATAACGTTAATCAGAGAGCTTAGAAATAGGCTCTCTTTTTATATGCCTTTTTCTGTAGGCACTAAAGAACAGAAATACCTTGCCGAAGGTATATCGGTAGAATCCAATCACCAGTAGAACTGGAATAAAACATCTATGGAGGTAATAAAAATGGAATGGTTAAAGGAATTGCTTGAAAAAGCAAAAATTACAGATGGAAAACTTAATGTTGATGAAGTAATGGAGGCTGCAAAGAAAGAGTTTCCTAAGCACGCTGTACCAAAGAACGTGTTTAATGATAAATGCGAGGAATTGAAGACAGCTAATGCAACAATCACAACATTAAAGAAGGAAAATGGAGACAATGAGGAACTCCAGAATAAGATTAAGGATTATGAAGCAGAAATCGGAAATCTTAAGACTGCTGCGATTAATGCAACAAAGCAGTATGCATTAAAGGAACAGCTTACAAAGTCGGGAGTATTGGATCCTGATTATCTTATCTATAAGGCTGGTGGAATTGATAAGTTTACATTTGACAAGGACAACAATCCTATTGGTGTTGACGAATCAATTAAGGCTTACAGGGAAGATAAGACTATGGCACATCTGTTTAAGCAGAAAGCAGGATATGAACCTAGCAAGGGTGGAAGTCCTACAAAGAATCCTTTTGCCAAGGAAACATTTAACTTAACAGAGCAGGGCAAGCTGCTTAAGGAGAATCCGGCACAGGCCAAGGAAATGGCAGCAGCAGCCGGAATTACAATTTAATGAAAAATTTAGGAAAGGTAGGTATTAGAAATGCCAGGAACAACATTACAGGACGTAATTGTACCGGAGTTATTTACTCCATACGTATTAAACAGAACAATGGAATTATCAGCATTATTTAATAGTGGAATTGTTACAAACAATGCTGAATTTGATGCTTTGGCTTCTCAGGCATCACCATTAGTAACTATGCCATTCTTCGAGGATTTAACAGGAGAATCAGAGCAGGTAATTGAAGGAGCAGACCTTGAAGATAACAAAATTACTTCAAACAAGGATGTGGCAGCAGTATTAAGAAGAGCAAAAATGTGGAGCGCAACAGATTTATCAGCAGCACTTTCAGGAGCAGATCCAATGAAAGCAATCGGTGATTTGGTGGCACAGTTCTGGGCAAGAGACATGCAGAAAGAACTTATTGCAATTCTTAATGGTGTGTTTGGAACAATTCCGGAAGTTAAGGAGCCACAGAAGGCAGCAGAAACAAGACTTGCATCTAATCTTTTAGATATTTCAGGTAATTCAGGAAATGCAGCTAATTGGAGTGGTTCAGCATTTATTGATGCAGAACAGAAGTTAGGAGATGCTAAAGCACAGCTTACAGGTATCTGTATGCATTCAGCTACAGAAGCATACCTTAAGAAACAGAATCTTATCGAAACAGTACAGCCATCAAACGATGTAGCATTTGGTACATATCAGGGTAAGAGAGTAATTATTGATGATGGATGTCCATATGATTCAAAAACTAAGGCTTACACAACATATCTTTTTGGTAATGGAGCAGTTGCATTAGGCAACGGAAATCCTGAAGGATTTGTTCCAACTGAAACTGATAGAGCAAAGAGAAAGGGTTCAGGTGTTGATTACCTTATTAACAGAAGAACAACAATTCTTCATCCTAGAGGAATTGCCTTTACTAACGCAAATGTGGCAAAGACAGAAGGTCCTTCAAGAGTAGAACTTGCAGACCCAGCTAACTGGAATCCTGTTTATGAGCCTAAGCAGATTAGAATTGTTGCATTTAAGCATAAATTAGGATAAGGAGGGCATTACCTATGGCAGTAAAAACAGTACAGGTTGTAATTAACGGACAAACCCATACACTGACATATAATGCCACAACTAAGAAGTATGAGGCTACAATAACAGCTCCGGCAACATCATCATACAATCAGAATGGACATTATTATAATGTTAAGGTTAAGGCTACTGATGAAGCTGGAAACAGTGTGACAAAGGATGCAACGGACACAACACTTGGTTCAAGCTTACAGCTTAAGGTTAAGGAAAAGGTTGCACCTGTTATTTCAATAACAGCACCTTCATCTTCTGCTAAGTTAACTAATAACAAGCCTGTTATTAACTGGACTGTTACAGATGCAGATTCAGGTGTTAATCCATCAACAATTAAGCTTATTATTGATAGCCAGACAATTACAACAGGAATTACTAAGACACAGTCAGGAAAGAATTATACATGTAGTTATACACCAACTACAGCTTTGTCAGATGGAACTCACACAATTAAGGTATCCGCAAGTGATTATGATGGTAATGTTGCAACTCAGAAGAGTGTAACATTTACTGTTGACACTGTTCCACCTGAATTGTCAGTATCAGCACCGGTTGACAATCTTGTTACAAATCAGTCATCTCTTGTTGTTAAGGGTACTACTAATGATGTTACAAGCTCACCGGTAACTCTTACTATTAAGCTTAATGGTGGAACTGAACAGACTGTTGAAGTTGGAAGTGATGGAAGCTTTACAAAGACACTTACATTAGTGACAGGAGAAAATACCATTGTCATTACGGCAAAGGATGGAGCAGGAAAGACATCTACAGTTACAAAGAAGGTTGTACTTGACCAGACTGCACCGGTTATTCAGTCAGTTACTATTTCGCCAAATCCAGTTAATGCCGGCGCAACATATACAATTTCTGTGGAGGTTACAGATTAAATGGTAGTAAGGCTTATTGGTAAGGTTGAAGGTCAGGATGTTATCTTTACAAGGTTGAAGGGAGACATCTGGACCGCCGAGGTACCGGCACAAAAGAGTGGAAGGTATGTAATGGAACTTACTGCATTTGATGAAGCCGGGAACATAGCATATTGTACTGATGTGTTATTTTCTTATGATGCAACGGCAATGAAATTTACCATTGAGCCATTACCATACCAATGTACATACATTAATGATGATTATGAAATTGGTTTTGTAACGTCAGAATATGACATTGAAAAGGAAAATGGTAATTATTTTTCTGAATTGTCAGAAAGCAGTTTTTGTATAGAACTATTAAGAAGAGGTGATGCGTGTGAACATTAACTTTATTTTAGGTGAGGACAAGTATTTAAAATTTCTTGTTAAGTCTACAAAGAATGAGGAATTTGAAATATCAAGGGCAACATATAAGCTCTATAAGGACAGGGAACTTGAAACAGAAGGAAACTGCACCATAAATGAGCATTGCATTACGGTGAAGTTGAATCCTTTAAGTAAGTCAATGCGATATTGTTTGGAGATTACATATTATATTGCTGATGAAATACTGAAAAAGAGAGTACAAATTGAGGTGGTTTGATGAATAAAAACATCATTATTGATGCAAAGTTAAGTAAGCAGATTGTAAACTGTGGAGAAACATTTTCAATATCCGTCTCAATTATTTCGAATGATTATTTATCATTGTATAAGCACTCTGAGTTAAAGTCATACACGCATTCACAGCTAAAGGAAGGAGATGGAGTTATTGGAAGATAAAGTCATAGAATTATTGAAGAATATTGGCTATGAGTATTCAGAAGATGATTATTCATTATTGGTGTTCTGCATTGATAAGGTTGTTTCTGAGTTAAATTCCAGATGCCATGTTAAGAAACTTCCAAAGGGATTGTTTGAATCAGCCTGTGAAAGAGTGTG